CACCTTGTCTCAATGCCTCTGACTGGGACGCTGGAAACTTCCTTTTCTCCATTGTCCCGTCTTATCAATATGACCAAATTGTCGGTCTAGGCCAGCCTTCGTCTCGCGTCAGATCATCCAGATGTATGAACCGCGCAGAACCTTTCTGGTTTACGCCTATCCCCGTGAATCCATGCCCTAGCGCTGCACACAAGAACTTGTATGCATCTTCTCCTTGAACCGCTATATCAACTGCCCTGCCGCTTGCGTGAGTGCCTGGCTTTGCCTTCTTTGCCTCTATCGGATGATTCGGACAACGGTAACCGCTTGTCACCGTCATCGGTTGTCCCCAATCGGCTCGTAGGCTCGTCAGCTTCTCCATAAATTCGCTGTGCATGCCGTCCTGCTCGCACCCACACTGACATCGCATCTCTTCCTCTGTGAAGAATGGTGAACTCCAAGTCATTTCTTGTTCCTTGCCGAGCCAACTGACTCTGCTAAACCTCCGCCGAAATAAAATCCAACAATCATCAGCATGATTTCGCCAATCCAGAAATCTCCGATGACCTGCTTGACAGCATCAATGTCGCCCTTACCACCAAGGATCATGGCAACAACCAAGGCGAACATGATCAAGAATACTGCCGTAAACATCAGAGCAATGTATCTCTGGGCTAGCTTAAATGGGGCGTAGGCATTCATGAGGTCAATTTTCGCCTTTGACTTAGCTGCAATCTCTTCTTCTGTGGAAGTGTGCATGTCATCAATCAGGTCCATGCCTTTCTTAATGACATCGCCAGACCCTAATATCTTTGATAGTACGCCAAGCATCATGTACCTCCGTTCAGTTTGTCGGTTTGGATGCAGATCGCCTCGTAGTTGATCTTTGGTTGAGGTGCGGTCGCTATAAAGAAGTCCCTTGCCTCAAAGCATCCGTCCATCGTGGGATACATGCCTTGCGTTGAAACATAGTAGCGATCCGCCTCTAGTAGTATAACAAAAAGAATCCACATCATACGCCACCTCGCTTGAATGCTAGAATTGCCCAGAATGCGAACCCCACGGCTGTGAGCGCGCTTAACGCCACAACGATGATGAATATCGCATCAAACAGCTTCTTTCTTCGGATAGCGACTTTCTGCTTGATCGCTTGAGCTTCAGAATCCCTTCGCTTTTTCTGTTGCGCCCTGAATTGCATGAATGGCTCCCAATGTCCAGTCCATTTCAGCAAGGTACGAAGTTCGTCCATCTTTTGATCAATCTCTACCTTGGCGAGGTACGCCTCGATGTCAGATTGACCATTTTCTTGGAGTCGTTTGTTGATTTGCGCTTCAGCGTCAAACAATGCCGCCAGAGATTTACCCATAGCAACAATGTCTTTACCGTGATTAGCCGCCTCTTTGATTGTGGCGACTGCTGCGTTGAATACAGCTAATTCAGCGATCATCGTCCTTGCGCCGTCCTATCGCGCGTTGGACCGTCTCCGTTTCATAGATTCTGATGCCTGTCCATAGGATCGTAAAGAATGCCGCCAGTGGCGGTAATAAATCAGAAAGAGTACCGATTACAGTGAATACGGATACTGCGTCGATGGCGTGTTTAGTCGTCTCGGCGGTTGTGGACACTGTGATCTACTCCCAGGTTGGTTTCGATCACTATTTTATCAGATACTTTCAGGCCAATCAGCAATCGGAGCGTTGCCAGTTGGATTTCCATCAGCATCAACCGGAGTTTCGTAAAGCGCCATAAATTGCGCGTGTGTTGTACACGCATTGATCGCCGCTTCAATCGTGCCTGATGCTGTACGAACCGCTGATCGATAATCCCTGACTGTTTGTGGAATCGATGTCTGAGTCTCAGCTTTTCGAGTCACATACCAGTCTGTTGGAGCCAGTAGCGATCCTGCTGTCACTTTAGTCTGTGCAATGGCGTTGCTCTTGAGTCCTTTGGTGACCACCTGATTACCGTCAGCGTCCAAGACAGCATTGCCGTTTTCATCAACCTCATTCACATCGTTGATGTTCTTTGGATTGTTTGCTGACCAGTAGAACCGATTGTCGAATGGTGCAGGATCGTCTACCCACACAAGACCCATTGCAGTCTTGGTAGCATCGTCCCAGTTCATCCAGTTGGTTGGGTGCTTCACGCCATTGGAGTCTGTCCAACTACGTCCTGCTCTGATAATACGTTCATTGTATGTGTACATGATAATTACCTTGCGTTTGAGTATTTTGCGGGCTGTTCCGCGAAAGCTAAGTAGCTAAAGTCCATCAGGTTTTCATTCGTTCCTTGGAATGAACCACGCAACTTAAACCCATTAGATAGAAAATCAATATCGGCTGTTGTGGAATTAGAGACTTCACCTGCAACAGAAGCAGCATTGATGTAATCATCGACCACATTGTCTTGTGACCTTTCAGAATCAAAAATATACCAACCCCATCCTGCGCTTGATACTTGTTTTATCATCACCCATTTCGGCCTGAACCCCGTATAGACAAACGTGCCGTCTGTTGCAGACCCATTTCCGGTGTATTGCCCTACCTTGCTAAATCCATCAACGGAATGAAATGAATACATCACATAATCATATCCGCTTCCATTAAGCCAAGCGATTGAACCTAATGTAACGTGGGTGCTATCTGGCTTTGTATCATTCCAAAAAAGTGCATTATCTTGATTTCGATAGTTAGTGGTATTTAGTTCTAAGTAAATATCTTCTGGATTCGTTATATCTTGGTATGCGTGATAAGCCGGCCATCCCTGTAAAAATGTTCTACCTTTACAGATCACAAACTCAGGAGCTTCATTCAAATGATGCGGGATTCTGTGACCACCACTATTATTACCGCTATACGCAATAATTGAGACTCCTGCATCAGCATTGGCTCTGCCTGTATAAGATTGTGAAGTTCCTACTCCGGCTGTTGAGCCTGACACTGTTGTTGGTAAAGACCAATTAAAAGCTACATAGTCTTGTCCCGATTCGTTTGTGCGACTCCAATCAGAGTTGGATGAGTCTAAAGTAAACCCATCAGTGTCGAATGTTTCAATCGCACCAAATCCACCATTTCCGCCTTGCGGAGCATAATCTTCTGTCCCTGTGTATGGGCATAATAAAAATGAATAGTATGAACCATTCGTGCCACGCACTTTGTCAAAGAATGTGTGGTAATCACTGGCTGATGTACGGTTTTTAATCCATGTAAAATCTGGCTCAAATCCCACACCTGTAACACTTAAACTGCTAGAATTTCCTGAGTAAGTGACCACATTAAAATGATCTTCAGGCGTAGCATCCTGTGCAGGGTCAATAACAGGGTCTGGTAGGTTGGCTGTGCAGAGTGCTAAAAAGCCCGATGGCGGTGCGTACTTGAAGTCTCCGATGCCGTTATCGTCAGAGTTGCCGCCTGCTGTGAGGTTTCCTGCGAATGTTGAGTCTTGGCCGAAGTTGACGTTGGTAGTAAACGCAGACCCCGAGTTGTCCCTGAAGAATGGGAATAGATCTTCAGTATTTGAATAAGTACCAGTGGTCAGACTTGAACCATTGAGATAAACCGTAAAAGACTTGGCATCAAGATCAAACGCAAATGCCAGAATACTGCCAGTAGAAGCATCACCTGTAACAGATGTTGCTGAACCATCCTCAAGTCTGTCTAATGTTGTTGAACTACTGCCTATCTGTAATCCTGTACGATTCAGTCCTTGAGCATCTGCGTAGCCATAAACACCACGCTTGTTTGCATCAATCAATACTTCCCAGTACCACTTGCCTGTTTGCGGGCCAAATGTACCAAAAACTGATCCTTGGTTTGCGGCACTACAAACTGCCTTCAGATTTCCTTCTCGTGTCTCAACAACAGAGTCTTTGTTGACTGAGTTCAACACCGCAAAGTTATTCGTCGGACTATCCAACACTACATCACTTGCAACTAGGTTGTTGACTGTCCAATCGTTGCCGTTACCTGATGTGTCATCACCAATAGCGGCAGAGTCTTCAAACGTCAGCTTAAACCCATTCGTGCCGTATGTGACTGATGGTGACTTAGCAACCCAGATACCTGACTTCAGTTCACCGAAAGCGTCAGCCGTGTAACTTGTACCGTCTGTGAAGTGAACTTCGGCTAGGTAGCCGTCTAGGTAATTAGGATTGGCAGAAATATACAATACTGGATTACTACCAAAATTAAAGTATGAACTATCCGTTGTGTTATTTGGATACAAGCCAGATGCTTTTGATGCTAGATTTCCATTGATATAAATTTTTGCTCTATCAGTGTCTGTTGCCGCAGTATAATCAACACTTACAACAATGTGATACCAAGCAGAAGGGTCACGCAACAATGCGTTTGATCTAAAAATTTCACCATTTCCGCCTTGCCGAAAATCATAATAGACAAATTGACCTCCGGCATCTATGTAAATGTATCCGGCACTGCTAGAAGCAGGGTTTGTAACAAATAAGTATTGAGTTGTGGTGACACTTCCACGCTTAAACCAAAATGAAAATGTAAATGTTTTGTTGCTGTCTCCTGACTGACCAAAAGTTTGGCTCAGATAAGCACCATCCCCATCTTCAAACCGCAAAGACTGGTCAATGGTCTTGGGGTAGAAGCCACCTGCTGCTGATACTCCGAAAAACTGATTGCTGTCAAACATTATGAAAACGCCAGTTGTGGTGTGCCTAAAAGAATCCGTCCCGATGCCGCGACAACATATGGAACGATGTCAGTTGCACTAGCCGCTGTCGATAGTGTCAGCCCTGCGCCTCCTGCTGTTTCGTAATCCGTACCCAATGAAACTGTGCGTCCGCCAGTTGCATCTTGAATGAACACGATGAAACCAGATTGACCGACTGTCTCAGTTGTTGGATTTGCTAGTGTTACTGCGCCTGTCAGAGTCAGAACGTGATTCTGATGCGTTGAGAAATCGAGCGTAACCGATCCGGTGTTTGTCGCGTCTGTGTTTGTATCACCTACACCGCGAGCCGCTGTCAGAGTTCCTACAACATCCACTGCACCACTATCTGCTACTGTGAGTCGAGCAGTGCCTTCATCTGTCTTGAATGTCAGTCCTGCTGCATCTACGGCTTGCATGACCGCAGATCGCACTTCCATCTCGTCAGTAGCCTGATCTAAATACGCCAAGATGATCCAGGCATCATCATCTTCATTGCGCAGCTTCAAAAGATCGTTTGTTGAGTCGTACCATAATTGATTCGCATAAGTTGATGTCGGCTCTGTGGCTCCAGAACTCAATGTTGCCAAAGCAGCTAGTGCGTTGTTTAAGTCTGACCGGAATGCCGGAAAGCCCTGGTTCGCAATGTTGAAATCATGTTGGCTCACGTTTCTTGTCTCCCGTAGCCTTTCGCCACATAGTCAAAAGTTCGATCAACGGCGCTTCCGCCTGAATCCTTGAACGTTATTGTAAACCCAGATGCACTCTTAGAGGTAATTTCGTAGTAATCACCTGTCGCTAAATTCTGAGCAGTGATCCCAATCGCCGGTGAAGCCTTAAATGCAGGAGAAAATGTCACTGCTTTTGCTCCTGCTCCAGAGGCAATGTCTTCTCCAGACAATACTCGATCAGGCATATCAATCTCAACAGATACGCCAGACACGACAGGTGTCGCCTGAGTATCAGTTGTCGTTAATTTTAACCTAAACTCAAATGCTCTTGCTGTGTAATCACCAACAAAAAATGGCTGCCATGATGACCAAGTTGGCGCACCAGCAGGATCATCATTGGTGCTACGCAACTGTAGTTCTACATCAGTGTTATCAAAAGCATTCACATCGCCATCAAATTCACCTTCACGCGCATCAAATAAGCCTGTCGCATCATCAAAGGTGTTCACATAGTCTTGACGGGTAGATGTCACCGATGCGGTCAATCTTGAAGTAAATACAGCACCCAAGTCTGCTGAATTTGCAAAGTAGTAAAAACCTTCCAAATCAACAAACCCACCGCCACCATCGAATAGGCCGGTAGCATCATCAAAGTTGCCAAGCGCAGAATCGAACAAAATAGATGTGTCCAAGATTAGCTGATTCTCAGCATCAAGCTCGACCGTATCATCTTTGACACCATCGAACTCAGGACCTTCGGTCACTGTCTGCACAACATTGAGATTCTCGATTCCGGCAATGTTAGTCAGTACAACAAGTGTTGCAGGGTTTTGTGATGCAAGCCCTAATTTATCGACAGCCTTGATAAAGTAAGTACCTTGACGCGCTGGTACTGTTGCGGCATTACCAGGGCGAGGCTCTTTTTCAGTAAGATTAATCGCATTCTGATAAGTCGCTCCAGATGTCAACGATGAATATCGAACTCGGTAATACGAAAGATCAAGGTCAGAAACAGGAGTCCAAGTAAGATTCAGTGTTCCGCCAACGACGTTACCAGTGAAGTTTGTGACATCTGATGGAGGCGCTGTTTTACCCACAACCTGATGTTGAACAGTGGTGTAATCAGAACGAACTCCAAGCGTATTGATCTGTCTAGCACGAACATCATAAGTCACCGCATCCTGAGCATCGAGCAACTCAAACCGATTGCCTGACGCTTGACCCATGTTCACATACTCAGTGTCCGTAGATAACTTCGCCTGAACTTCATAACGATCAAAGAATGTAGAATCACCTGTAATTCTGGCAACCAGTCTAGTGACTACCTTCTCAGCAATGACAATCAATTCATCGGAAACCTCTACGCCAGGAGGGGTCACATCAAATGGACTTGGAAGGTTAGTATTCTCTGCCAAGTCAAGCGCCGTCTCTTCACCGTCAGCCCAATCATAGACTGCCTCAGCAGTTTCTCTGAGCATCACGCCAACTTGAGGTTTTAGTCCCATCTCTGCTGACCAAGCAAGCACCTCAAACTCTTTCTGTGCCCATCCATAACGATCAATAGTCAACTGAACAGTGTCGCCAACCTGAATCTCAAAGCCTTTCAGGTTAAGAGTTGTATTCACGACGATCTGCTGTCTTGCTTTCTCTAATTGCAACTTAGCGAGACGCTGACAAGTCGCATTAGATGTAACGCACTGGAAATCAATGTTGCGGAATATCTGCTCACCATCTTCTGCTTGATATAACGTATTCGTGATAGGTGAGAATGTCTGAGGCTGATACAAACTTGTTGGCTCTGGATAGACACCTTTGACTGCGTTGAATGTGTCTCTACGCGAATCAGCAGTGTTAATTGTGATCGAATCAACAATATCGTCTTCGGTAATCTCAACTGTTGGGGAACGATATTCTCCAACAAGCAGTGTCCACTTACCGCCAACGTAAACAAGCGATCCTGCGCATGCAGTCAGCATCTTACTTAGAATCGCTTGTGGAGTTTCTCCAGAACTAAATGCGCCATTGATCGTATAGCGCTTTTCTGTGCTTTCATCAGCTAGCGTAATATCTTCATCGCAAGTTGCTTCAGCAGTTGCGAATGCAGTGACATCATACTCGTCATCCTGAACATCAAGCCCGAAATCTGGGTCCTGAATATAATCAAGGATTGCTGTTGCAGCGTTACTTGATGTGTTTCTTCCGGTTAGCTCAACGCTGAAGTTAGGGATGCCTTCCGCAAAAACATCCTGGTTGTACTTGAGCTTGACCGCAATACACGCCAAACCTTTGAATTTCTTCTCAGATGCGCTTGTCGGACTGAGTAATGAAAATGTATGTCCATCATCACTACCATCGCTAATTTCAAAGCTCAGATAACCAGATTTGCCATTATATGAAACCGAATAACTTGTATTGAGGTCTGGGTCTTCTTTAATTACTTCATCATTGGCATACACTTTAGATGCTGAATCAATCGTATGACCGGCTAGGGTAATCACCATGTACAGGTCTTTATTGCCACGCAGAAGCTCCATAAATACGATATTTCCGCCAACACGGGTTTTCCCGTAGACGATCTTAACCGGATCAGTTGGCTGTTTACCTGTAATTAGCTGACCTGAGATTGCTTCGGGCGCAGATATCCCAAGATTGGGATCGCCAGATGGCGTATCAAATGCACCTTGAGCCGTAAATGATGCGGAAGAGACTGATGATGGAGTAGCTGCAATGGTAATGGCAGTTGATATGGCGGCACTAGCGGCGGCAGTAGCAATCGCGGCAGTCGTCGCTCCTGCTCCAAATCCTAAAGCGGCAGCCGCTGCACCTCCAGTATAAACAACAGCAGCGGCGATAACCGCTGTCTTAATGATATCAACAGGATTGCTAACAATCTTCTTAATGACGTTAAATATCATGTTGATTTACCCCAGGTAAAAGACTTGTCCTGAAGCAATGCTACACCGGCTAATGAATCATCTTCAGAAAATCGTAGTCGTTGTTCAGCATCGGTCAATAAGCGTATGCGTGGTCTATTTAAGTCAATTAGCCGACTTTCAGCGTTAATTGTAATGTCTGCCTTGCCACCAGTTTCTCTTAGCTCGATCGTGTCAATACGACCAGAAAATACTTGATATAAACTTGATACAGGAACCCCATCGCTATCTAATGCTCCTGAGTAAACAGCGCATGGACGCAACTTGTAATTCTCATTAAGAATTGCTGATATAACTGATGTCTCCAAGCCAGACAGTACAAATGTCATCCCGCGCGCGCTCAAGTCAGAATCTTCATCAGTCGACGAAATCGACATCACCGTCCCTGCGCCATCCCAGTTCTGACCATCTACATTGATCGTTCCGTAACCAGTCCAGAAACGTAATATGCCATTAGTAAACTCAAGTTGAAGCGCCTGGAATGGCTGTAATTCCTGTGCTTGAAACTCAGTAAGAAGTGCGGCTGGTAATGTGCGGCTCATAACGCCTCCACTGCACCAAAAGTCACACCGTAAAGAGATGCCTCATTGACATTGATGTCAGTGGCGCTTGTAGTCAGCCTGAATACACTTTTGCAATCACTCACAGTAATTGATTCATTATCAGCAGGAGATGATCTTAGATTAGGCCATATAGTCAAAGTTGCATTACCTGATCCATCAGAGTTCACATCATCCAAGACTTTGTATAATCGAGAATTTTCTCCAGTTCCTAGTTGAATATAGTCACCGGCTTTCATGATTCCTGTTGTGTCAGCAGTCCACCCATCAGTGACTAACTCATAACCAGTTTGAGATGCTCCGTTGACGACAGGAGTTCCAGTCGCAACACCTCTAGCGGTTGATGCGGATGGATCGCCAAGTAAGAAGGTTCCGTATGGACCACCTAATTTCATAAGGAACGTAATCCAGTAATCAGCATCTTCTCGCTTCATTGGCGGCAGAGTAATATCTGCTTCCCAGAACTGACCAGTATACTTGTAGACTTGCTGTACGGCAGAGAAAGGAGAAACATTCATCGAGACGATATCATTCGCTCGCAATCGAACGCCAGAAACTCCGGTGTGTGTAGGTAATGCAAGTGGATAAGTTATAGCCATTAACTCATACCTCTAGCGAATGATCCGCCTCTGCGTCGACCGTCAACGACAGCAGATTTCGCTGCATTCGTAATCATAGGCAACATGCTCATTATCTCAGTTCTTACTGTTTGCGCTACACCTGTTGATATATTTAGGGTCACATTCACTGGTGCATCTCCTCCACCAAGTGATTTGTTGGGAACAACTGTTCCGCCTCCGCGCGGGATCATCAGTTCTGGTCCCTTCTCACCAACAATGTAAGGCTTGCCGGCGGATACTGGACCACCATTTGCACGAAGTCCAAGAGCCTGGGCTATAGGGTTTGTGATAGCCTGTTGAACAGCCATTCTCGCCAAGCTCGAAACTACGCTTCTTGCCATATCTTCAAATGCCCTGGCAACTGACTTAGTTCCATCAATTAAACTAACCAATCCATCCTCTAGTGCTTTAATCCCAGATTCTTTGACATCCTTGAATGGGTCTTTAGGCAGAAGATCAAGCTCTTTCTTGAGTTGCTTTAGCCGCTTATTCATCTCTTCGACACTAAGGTAACCTTCTTGAACAAGCACTTTCATTTGCGCTTGTTGCTCCATGAAAGCTCCCATTGGAGTCTGTAACTTGTTGCGGATAGTCTCGGCTAACTTTTCGTGAGCAGCATTGTAGGAATTGACTGCCACAGAACCACTAGAAATTCTATTTGATAACTCAAAGACAGGCTTTTCAGCCATTCCAACTTCGCCTTTCAGTTCAGCTAACTTCCTTCTTGCTGTAGTTAAAGCCTTCTGGAGTATGGCAAGCTCTGTTCTGCCTTCCTTTAATCTTCTGACGTATCCTTGCAAGGCAGAGACAGAGAACCCAGGTATCAACTCCAATTTAGTTCCACCGGCAGTTTTTTCCTTATAGAACTTTATCTTTTCTATAATGTCATCAAGCAATTTAACTTGATCGTTATATGCTTTATTAGCCTTCTGTACTTCTTTTTCTGCCCCTGTAATCACAGCCTCTCTTGTGGCCTGATTCATATCTTTAAGATCAAGAGTTACAGCTTTTACTCGACCAAGAAACTTATCGAACTCTTCATTTGCCTTGAATAAAGCAGGAAGTAAAGCAGAACCAATCGCGGCGGCTGTCGCCAATAACGCACCAACGACCGCACCACCGGCTCCGAATACCGCTGCGATCTGAGAGCCTTGCTGTGCAAATACCATCAATGGGTTCATGCCCATCTGAAGCTGAACCGCAATATCCTGAACCTGATGACCCAACTGACCCATCTGCGCTCGACCCTGGCGAGTCGTTGTACGCATGACTTTGTTGGTTGTTTGAAGCTGTCTATCTAACTTCTTAGAGTTGCGAACAGCCGATGCAATAGCAGCGCCAGTTTGGTCATCCGCCAGTATGACTATTTTCTGGGTTGCTGCTGCCATTGTCCTCTGCCTCTATCTTAAAGAACGCAATCCATTCTAACAGTTCTGAGTATGGGATACGCTCAAGCTCTTGAACTGTCTTGCCAAGATGACCCGCTAGGCGAAATAAACTCATCCTTAACGGGTCGCTCCTTAGTTTTTTTCGTGGTCCTCTTGAACAGCAGTACCAATCAATGCCCCATAAAACTGCATGATGATAGTAGCGCGTTGTTTGAGAAGGAATGGCTTATGCTCAAGCGTAAACGCTTTTTCGCCATCCTTCGTCATTGCTTTCATCATAATCAGATCAACAGCCGCTTCCATCGAGCTATTCGACAAAAAGTCTGGATGCTTGTTTTGCATCTTTGCTAGCTCTTGAACACTAAGGGGCGTTACATAAAACGTCTCGCCCCAGGCAGGAACATCAATTTCAATCGTGTCGAAATCAATAGCTTCCTTCAATTTATCAAGAAGGCTCATAAATCACCTTAAACAGTGGTTGCAGTTAAATCGCCTGTACCTTGGACTGAGAAGCTCGCAGTAATCATTTCACCGACTGCACTTGAGATTGTGCGCCCAGTAATGATCCCTGAACCAGTATAGTAAGTGTCACCAGAATCAGTGCCTTCTGGATGTAGAGAAAACGTAATTTCAGTTCCCACAACTAATGCGACCTGACCGTTTGTATCAGTTTCATCCCAGAACGCATCCAAAGATGCAGTAAAAGTCTTCAGCGTAGGCAAGTATGTGCGCGCTGAATCACCAATTACTGTGTCCTCAACCGTGTCTGAATTGTATTCCAGTGAGTAACCAGTGACTTCAGCAACGGCATTAGCGCCTACCTTAATCACCCCGTTTGCAGCGGTATGTGTTGCCATTGTAAAGCCTCCTTAAATGGCTGTTTCGGGTTGCCCCGTCTCTGTACGATATTGTACATCAAAGGTCAAGCGAATCGTACCAACTGGCTGTTCTGCTTCGCCAGAGTAATCTGCTTGAGTTGAAATAAGCTGCGTATTGATCGCTAAACCGCCAAGAGTAGGATCGTCAAGAATGGCTACTTCAATTTCCTTGGCGATCGTATCAAGCGTGTCATCAAAATTTGATATCGCTCTCACAAATCCTTGCACTTCAACGCTTAACATCCTGGTCTGAACTCTCCTAGAGCTAAATGACTGCTCTTCTGATGATTCAGTCGTCGTATAAATTATCAGAGCAGGAAGTTTTGCTGACTGCATGGGATAGACTCTTGATTCAAACGCATTTGCACCAGTAGTCGTCAATCCGGTCAACTGTGTGCCGAAATACTCACGAATCGTCTGTCTTACATGTGCCATTACTGAGCCTCAAGAATCAACAAGGTAACGCCAGTTCCATCTGGCTGAATGTCTGTGATCGCGTAACTTGATCCACCAATCGTGATCAACTGACCTTCGGCAACTGCACTAACATCAGATGACTTGCATTGGAAAGTCGCGTTCTGTATTGAAAACTCGACCATACCTCCTGCATTCACTGGATCATGCTCATTCTCAAAATGACCCTTAACTGACTCGCCATCGATCGTTGCTGTCTCGGCATCAGCGAAGAAGATAGTCAGGTCGTCTGCTGTCTCTACAAAGGCCATATTAGTTCCTTACAAACACAATATCGCGGTGAATCCTAGCCCTTATTGTATACCCTATGGACTCCAAAAGCGCGATAGTCTCCTCATCAGGATGTCCGTAGCGATTACCTATCCCCTTGAGTTCCAAACAGATAACAGGAGATGTGCGCTCAATCGTCTCCATCGCACCGACAATAGCGAAATGCTCAAATCCTTCGATGTCTAACTGAAGGAAATCCACATCATCAAATCCGAATGAATCAACGGATACGATCTTAAACTCTTTGCCTTCCTTGATTTGATGCGCGCCAATATTAGCAGGGTCTATGCGATCCATTGCGCCAGTTCCATAGCGTTCTCCAAGACCTAAGTGATGATATTGAATGTTCTCTATCTCACCGATGTTCTTAACCAATGCTCTATAGTTAAGCGGATCAGGCTCAAAGGTCACGACCGTCTCAAAATGCTTAGATAACTCTTTAGGCCAGATGCCGACATTCCCGCCAGCTTGGACGACTCGACGTTTCTGTTTACACAACGGCAACATCTGCTGAAGGTCATTGACTTCTCTCAGTATGATTGGAAGTGCGACACGATCGGCTTCAGGAACCCACCATCCGTTTCTGCTAGTAAGCGACATCTCTTTGCTCCCAAGGTCTTGGCTTGCCATGAAAGAATATAACGGTTGCTTTATGTTTAGGATAGCCGTTTTTGATATGCGCCTTGTATGAGACGACATCATCGGTAAAGTCTTGTATGTAGGCAACATCATCAAGATGCTGCTCTAGCCAACCCTGATCTCCATTTGGGTGCGAGAAGTCTGGGTTAGAGCTAAATTCTTCCCATATATCTGACATATCGCCAGACCAATACATGATTGATGACTGCATCGCATGCGGATCGCGCTTGTCTCGATATACGTCACGCAATATAACAAATTTGTTATCTTTGATCTGATCAAGCCAATGAGATATATCGCCACAGATAATCGTGTCAAGGTCCATATATAACACAGGACCTTGCAGTTTGAACAACTCCATCTTTGCCCACCAACCAGGATAGTTCTTGGTCAAGGTAATGCGATTGCATTGTGGCGAAGAGTCAGTCAGACAAACGAAGTCCATGTTAGGAGCATGTTGTTGCACCATGTCGCGCAACTTATGTACATGTTCCTGTGTGTACTCTCTTCCGCCACGAAGGACGGTAGCAAATATCACCAGGACAACTTCTTCTTGGTTGTGCGACGCTTGGTCACTTTCTGCTCTGGCTCGCTAGTCTCAAGACCGACAGAACGGTTCGTAGTCTTGAGTACAGGGTCCTTATATAAGCGCGCTTTCCCCTTGTCGATCAAGGTGAATCCATCGACTTCACTGACTTCCAATACTTCTCCAGGCTCACGGGCCATCTTATCCCAGATGATTCCACGGGTTAGTTCGACTCTCATTGATGTATCTCCTTTAATTGCCCCGATGAAAAATAGATGCGCTCAGGGTGATTCAATGAATCAATAAATTCTTTGACTCTGCCAAGGTCTGCTTTACAGTGAGTATGCCTTTGCATCTCCTTGCATTGCGGTCCTTCCCACCAATACTCCCGCGTTTCGTTCTGGTCGTATTGATCCATGCCGCAAACATACACTTTTTCGAAGCCCATGTAATCTGCTGCGTAAATAGCGCGCTGACCGGAATATCCCATTGAAGGCCAAATGCCAGCGTGAATTGTTCTTTTAGTGTCAAACTTATTGAGATGAGTAATGTATTTGCAGTCTTTGATAGGCTCTATCAAAGGCCACATATGGCGATCACTGAATACGATGTAATGACAAGGAAGGATCAAACTGTGCTGATTTACGCCAATTAAAATATCAACGTCATCATGAATACTGCGTAAGTCTAAAGGAAGAGATGGCCCGCCGCATAAAACGGCTCCGACTTCTCCCTCATGATAATTCTTGTAGTTTTCGATTGTGTCCATAAAAAAAGGGGGCCGAAGCCCCCTCCTTCTTATCAGGCCGTAGTAACGTCCTGAATCGCCGCGAAAGATTCCGCGTGACGTACCGCTACGTCGATGTCTTGGTACATTGCGATCCGAGTAGCACCAGTTGAAGAGCCAGTGTAAGGATCAACAAGGATGTCCAATCCACCGAACATGCCGATCATCAAGTCAGCGAAGTTACCGAAGATAACCGCTGAACATACGCCAGAAGACGTACCTTTAGTCAGGTCAGATGGAACCAAAGTAGTTGATGCCACGTTGTAACCAAGGACGGTGTTGCTGTCGTTCAGGATGAAGTTACCTTCAACGCCTGAAGCCTGGCGCGCTGTTTGACGCATTGCTGCGACAACTTTCGGGTTAGTCAGGTAAGCAAGGTTTCCTGCTAAGGCGTTGTCGATTGCAACTTCGCGCTCCAGATCAACCAGAGAAGCGTAAGTGATCGCACCACCGTTAGTACCTTGAGCAACAGAACCGATGCCGTTAGTACCGAGGATACCTGTTGGCTCATTTGATCCGCCGCCTTCGATCGCAACGTCGTCGATCTTAGATGCGAATTGCTGAGTCATGTCCTGACGCAAGATTTGCTCAACAGATGGGTCGCTCTGCATCATCAACTTGCGAGAAATATCTACATAAGATACGCAAGTCTTTGGTGACATTGTGACCTGGCGGAATGTTGGCGCACCTTCAGATGGAGCGTTGTTCTCAGCAACGAATGCGACAGAAGTCTTTGCATTCAATGCAGGGATTGCAACGTCACCCTTCAGGCCAGACATCATCCGCGCACCGAGTTGTGAGATAACCAGATTCGCACGAAGCGCATCGATGAACTCATCAGCCAAGTGGTCTGTTGGGACAAGGTTTGATCCGTTTGCAGGAGATGAAGTCAAGATGTCACGCTTGAAGATGCTGTGTGGCACATAGAAACCACGCGCGTCTTTGCCGTGAACGCGAGCAAGCTCTTCTGAAACTTCACGCTCTAAGCCGTCGAACTTGCCAGTTGCAACACCGCGAATAGCGCGCATCAAAGAATACTTACGCTCTTCTTTAGGTGTCATATCAACGTCGTTGAGTTCTAATGGCTTGTCTGCCAACTTATCAAGCAACATGCCACGGAACTGAGCGAGGTTCATACCCTTACGGATACACTCGTCAGCCAATGCACGTTGGTTGTGCTTTGCAGCGATATCTAAGATTTCGCTAACTTCTTTATAGGCCGCAACATTGTCATCGCGGACCTGTTCGTTTTGCTGTTCCATAGTAGTTACCTCCACTTTGGGAACTGTTTCAACTTCGGGTTCTTCGGACGGTTCAATGCTCCGGCCCACACCAACTGTCGGGTCAGCAGGAAGGGAAACAATAGAAACTTCCATTGGCCGCCATGAGGTTGCGCGATAGACCGATGGACTATCCTCATCACGAACCATTTTGTCGATCCGGTAGCCAATGGACACATTGCCACGGATACCATCTACAACATCTGTATAGACCTCATTGGCAAGTGCATTCTTGCTAAAACGCACTGTCGCGCGGAGTCGCCGCGCCGAGCCATCAAGTTCCACAGATTCTACTACGCCAATCTGACGCTCTGGATCGTGATCCATGAGCAGTGGCGCTCGACCAGACTGAAGGAATGATAAGTCAATCGATCCTTCACCGTGGTCCAATACTTCATCGCCAAAAGAGCGTTCAACTGAAGTCTCTGACGAAATCGACATGCGGACACGGCGATCATCAACTTCTTCTGGCTCCATGTGTTCTGCGCGAGTCGTGAAGTTCTCTGACTTGGAAAGACGCTCTTCGACCATCTCCATACCCATCTCAGATTCTTCAGACTCAATCTCTTCAACCATCTCAGACGGCTTGGCGAACTTGATTACAATCACATCACCTTCGTCTTCGATTTCTACAATGTGACGTTTTTCCATACGCTCACCTGTTGCCTCTTCAAGTTCAATAGGATCAAAGTTATTCTGATCCAACCATGCCTTTGCTTGCTCCATTGTATACTGATCCTTGTCGAATCGGATAGCCTGAAGCTCTGATTTACGTTCTTCGTCTTGGACAAAGATGCCATAAATAAAGTCTATGCCATCGCCTCCTGCGTCATTCTCACGCCTGAACTCATCATATTTGCCAGGGTCACGCAATCTAGCCGCATGCTCGTTTGGATACGGGCGCATCTCTTCCATAGCTCTTTCCTTACTGGACATTGGATGACCCGACGGAAGCAGATCAGTGTCATGCTTTCCGCTACGAAACTTTCCGTTGCGAAGAACATAACGGAATGATTTTACTCTGGCGTAAGCCCACTGCTCAGGTGAACTTACAGTAGGTCGAACAGATTCAGGATTAGTGTAATAAGCCCCGACGCCACGCCTAAATACAGCAGCCAAAGTCCCGTAAGTTGTGCGCTTTGTTTTGGCGTTACCGACTTCCTCATTATGTTCTTCCGCTTGTTTCCGTAAGTTTTTCTGCACTGAATCAGATATTTCTGTTGCTCGATCAAGACTCTTCGAGACTTTCTTCGACCAAGAAAACCCTGCGTCGCCGCCCCACAAAGCCCAAGCAATCCTACCATTTGATGGATAACCTTCTTCACCTGGGCGAAAGCCCTCCGCTTTCTTGTCCACTTCGTGCCGACTGAAAAACGAAAACATACGTTTTACTGTTTCAGCACTAAGATTCTTACCATTAGAAATGTCCCTAGCGCGAGCAATGCCAACCTCAGTTCCGCCGCGACCAAATTCTCTACGCCACTCCAGACCACGCTTGGCCTCTTCGACCATGCCTTCAGTCGGTTTGTAACTCATCGTCACCTCCGGTTATGTCTGGATCGACTGCGTTGGTACTTGCGCCAAATGGCTCAAAGGCGATCTTCAATCCGTACTGCTCTGCGAGTTGCTTGTCACGCGCAATCTGAGCGAACGTCTCATCGACATCACGACCGTAGTTGTTCTGCACATCCTGCATCGAGATAAGTCCGTTCTGTAGCGCGATCACATGTGCGTTGATTTCCTTCAGCGGATCAATCCAACTAAATCCGCGTGGTTGGAACATAGATGCATTAAAGAACTTGTCGTAACGACGCAATGGGATAACCACACTTCCGTAGGTCATTGCAGAGTTTAGCCACTCAGCATAGATCGGCATAATGAAATGGTCGATCATCAGTCGTTGTAATTGCTTGTAGAACTCACGATCCTCGATCGCACCTTGACGGATCGAAGAATATGAAGTCTGAGTCAGGTCGTTCGCCAATGAGTGATAAGAAACCCCAAGACCGGCAGCGATACCGCGCAACACTGACTTCTCAAAGTCGCCAAACGCAGTCGTTGGGTGTGCAGGGTCCCATTGCTCAAACCGAACCCCTTGAGGAAGCTGATGGAATGTGCCTGGCTCCGCTTCCATAATCGGGACAACGGCGTCTTCCAGATCATCAGCAGTAAATCCATCGCCAGTCGGTGAGGTGAAGAATCCCATCTTTGACGCAGCGGTTCGTGCTGCAACCAACTCAGCCTCACGGTAACCATGAAGCATCTTCATCGCAGACAACGCTGTCGATAACCAAGGTACTCCGCGCGTCTGCTCGGCACGATCTGGATCATAGATGTGGATAATATTGTCAGCCGGTACGCGCTCAGTGCGACGAACAGCAGATGCGTATTCAATGTCGCCAGGATGCTCAGTCAGCAAATGATAGGCTACCGGACGACGGAACTTATCCATCTCGACACCCATACGGATGAAGTTGCCATTTGATAGGCGCTCGTTCTTCTTCTCGTCAAGATGATCAGGCTCTAAGAACTGAATAGCAAAGCCATGATCATTCTTGGCACGAACTTTGCGTATCAGCACTTCGCCATCTCTGGCGAGCGACTCGATAAACAAGTTCTGGCAATCAATAAAGGTCATCGTGCCAGTCACAGTGCAGTTCTCTCTGCGCGACCAATCACGGAATGCTGTCTCGATGATGTCATTACCGGCGACGTCAAGACGATTATCCATGCCTAGTGCTTTAACCTGTAGCGTTGCTCCGCGCTCGCCAACAACATTCTGGCGAAGTAACCGAAGATAACGCTTGGCGTATTCATTGTTTCGTGACAGATCGCGCGCACGATTTCTAATCGTAAGCAAGTCATGGCGAATGTTTGCATCGGCTGACTTTTGGAATGGCTTAAAGTCAGAGAATAAACGACCAACAGCAGCGGCATCATAACGACGTTTCTTCACTAGCTTCGGCTTACGGAAAAAATCTAACATGCCCATTAGGTAAACCTCACCTTGATTGTGCTATCTGTCTTACGCCCCAACTTAATGTCTTCTTTCTTCTTATAACGCTCAACACGCTGACGATAATGACGCTCCCACTCCATCAAATCCTTGATAGGTATCTTGGTCAGTGAACGCCCTTGAATTGAATAACTCTCAACATCGCCATCAGCACGACCTTCAAGGATTGACTGAATCTTAGTCAGCATCTTCTCATCGTGTGTGCGCGGATCGGATCCGCCAACATCAAGATCAACGATAGCAGTAAAAGCACCACGATCGACAACAATGCGATTGCTGTCTGAGTTACGAACGATCTCAAGCTGCCAATGATAGTAACCGGCAACGAAATCTGCTGATGTCTCAGAATCAACTGTGATTAGGTATGCTTCACCTGAGTTGTAGTTTGTCGCAGTAACCTGAATCTCTGTGTTTCCACCGCCAGTGATTCGGGCGACATATGTTGCTGTGTAGTCTGCTGGTGGATAATCTGCGACCAGATCAGATCGCTTCCATTGAATGAAGTCACCAACAACAATCTCGGATGGTTCGCCTTCCGGTGCGGTTGCGGCATCAAAAGCATTAGCCATTCGCTATCTCCAACTATTTACGAACCCACCTGGGCGACCACCTCTGCCTGGCCTCTGTATGCGAGTAATCGGCTCAGGTTGATATGCCTCTTCCTGAACTGAATGTTTACTCTCCTCTATTTTAGCGATAATTGCGTTGACATTCACGCCTAATATATTGTACGCGGATAATGCGTAAACCATACAGTCTAAACCTTCGTTTCTGGGTCGTATCTTAACAAAAGTTCGCTTGCTATACCCCTTATGAAAGCGAGTAACAATCTTTTCTGCTGTTAGCTGCCTAAAATATTCGTCAGGAAGGTGATCTGAGAAGTGAATATACCCTGGTCCCTCCTCTGAGATACGGAACCGGCTGAACAATAAATCCTTAGCTGTATCAACGCCAATCGGGAATAACGGACACTTGCCCGAGTTGTTTTTACTGGGGCGACCGGCAATCGGCTTTGATCCAATCTCTCCGCCGATACCCTTTATCGCAAAAACGCGATGTGCAGCATGTTTCTTACAGAAGTTGTAAACGGCTTGCGTGTGGTGACCGCCAGAGTCAACGCACGTTGCCCTGATCGGTAACTCTCGACCATCGTGGCACTCATATCCGCTGAACAGAACTGATGCTAAATTGTTCCACAGATGTGGAGTTGATGGATCGCCATACAGGATTCGATGATCTAAGACGTAACTCTCATCGTCCGTAGACCATCCGATCACGCTCAGTTCCAATCGATCATCCTGAACGTCAACGCCACAGGTGATGATTCCGACTTCTTCAGGCACTTTCCCGTCAAAGCTCTCTCGCCGGTCGAACAATAGATATTCGTCAACTGTCTCGCCTTCGTCTTCCCATGTTTCGCCAAGATAAGTGTTCGTCCATACGCGAAGCTGCTGCGGATTCTTTCTGACGCTCAAGAAGTCTCTGACTCCATCCGACAATGGTGTCCAAGGTGAGTACAACCCATTGATCGCAAATCCGGCTATCCCGTTGAACTCTTTCTGCGCTTTCCATTCGCCATGAGCGATCGCGTATGCACGATCGGAGTCAGACCAGATTGATCCGCAATGCTCACATGCGTAACCGGCTGAGTCTGGGTCGCCATCCTTCCAGATGACGTTTGCCCACTTCAGAACTTGCTTGTTGGCACAATGTTTGCATGGAACGTGATATTGGCGCATATCTGATTGCTCATAGGCTTGCTCGATGCGCGAGTCACCCTTGTTTGTCGGAGTGCTGACCATGATGACTTTGCGATTCCAGAATGTTGCACTACGCTTTCTCGCCAACTGGATTGGATCACCTTCTGATCCGGCTGAAGTTGGGTATCGATCAACCTCATCGCAAAGAACTAATCGGATCGGACGCGACGCAAGACCCGCCGGACTATTTGCTCCGACGATTGTGATAGCCCCGCCAGGGAAGACTTTGTGTAGGGTTGTATTATTCGCATCGCGCGCTCTAGGGTCTTTGACTTTTCCTCTAATGGCTGGCGTAGCCTTAATAAGACCGGATGCGAGTCGATCCTTCGAAAAAGCCTGAGCCATCTCAAGCGTAGGCTGTAGTACCAGAACAGGACATGGATCGTGATCCATGTGGTAGCCAATAATATTAAGAATCGCTTCCGTTTTCCCAAGCTGCGCACCAGCCATGACCACCACTTCCCGCACAGCAGGATCGGAGCAAGCATCCATGATGCCACGCTGATACTCAGCGCGCGAAGTGTACCAACGACCTGGTTCCGCACTACTTTGCGAGTCCAGCCGTCTTTTTAGGTCTGCCCACTCGCTTACGCTTAGGCGCGGGGGCGGCTTCATCACCTGAAACGCTTTCTTCAGATGGTTCTGAAGTTCCTTGTGTGCTTGTGGGACTAATCTTCGGGTCATAGTTGCTCAACTCTTCTAATGCTTCCCTAACTAGGTCTTCGATTACTTTCTGGCATATCCCCGCCTCATCTTCAGCCGCAACGATGGGCGCTGCCTTTGATGGGATTGATATCATTTTAGCTTTTAAGCTACTAAGTGTATCTGACCAGGCTGAAACAACATCTTCAGCCACGACTAATTCGCCACGGACTTTCGCCAGTTCCAGTTCAGTAATTTCTGCTTCTGCCGCTACTTTGCGCGCGCGGGCTTCTTCGTAATCTGCATTTGCCATCCCTGGATTATGCACTGTCAAGAAAGCAGACACAATCTGTAAATAAAGTTGCCTCGCGCGTAGCAATCGCCATGCCAACTTTCCGAAATTCTGTCGCTAGAAAAAGATGGTGGTTCGAACATCCTCGCGGGCATGCGGCGCGAAAGGACCCGTTGTATACGCGCGGACATAACGCTGTACAAAAAATGCGCTATATACCGCGATATACAACGATGTACAAATTTTGCGCTATATACCGCGATATACAACGCTGTATAAAATTTGCGCTATATACAGAAAGATACAACGATGTACAAATTTTGATCAGTAAAGGATAGGCAAAAAAAAGGCCGCATTATTGCGGCCTGGTTTGGTTTGGTTTGGCTTGGTTATCGGTTGACGACTAAATGCACTATTAGAAAGGCTGCAAGTGTTGCCAATGTTTCCGCTAATCCATTGCTGCCATGTAATTGCATTGCCGCAAGATTATCTATCATTGCGCGCCCCTAATGTTTAAGTGTACGAAACCAAGATACGAGAAACCGCGCAAGGCGCGCGTTATCCCATAATCATAAAGGCCGCGCTCGAAACATGCGCGCGAATCTTGCAAGCATACTAAAGCGCTGCTTTTCATTTCCGCGTCGCGCTTTCCGATGAAATTGTGCAAGTTATCCAGGAATGCAGCGCACAATGCGCGCGCGTCGCGCTTGTATATGCGACGCAAGAAAACAGCATGTAATACTAGATGCTGCTTACCCATTAGCGGACTAGGACACAATAACGAAAGCAGCGCATTGTGTGCCATTGTGGGACCAATAAAAGCGCTTTCTAGCGCTTGCATATATTCGCGTTTTTTCATTGGTTCAATCCTCTATTGCTTCGAGTGTTGTTATCTCGACCGGCTCGCGTTTCGAGAAATAAAACCAGGTCCCGCTATACTGTTCTGGTCTGGTAATTTCCGCTGTTCTGGTGCTACGTTTACGCCAGCGGTTTCCGTTTTTACTGAATAGCGCCCCTATTTTGACGCGCTCGAATTGTGTCAAATATCGCTGCATTTTTTATCCCTCTTTAATGTTGAAAGCAGAAATAGGAAATTTCCGCGCTTATTCCGCGCTTTTCTAGTTCGCGCTTTTTTTGTAGTGCTTTTTTGTGTTGTATGGTTTCCGCGTACACTTCGCGCGTTTTCGCGTTATAAACGTAGTATTGCGTCATTGTTTATCCCTCTTTTCAAAATACCATTCCAGGAAAGCGCCTATCACGATGAAAGGCGCGCCAATAACTACCAAATAAAGGCCGATTAAGAATAAATTATCAAGCATGCTCGACTCCGCAATATTCCGCTAGGCACTCATTGATGCGCCGGTTTTCTTGTATTTTGTACCATTCGAGCGCGCCTTTTGTTTGTCCTACCGCGTCGAAACTATCCAAGAAAAAGTCAAGCGCAAGGCGCGCTGCTTTTTCCGTTTTGAATCCCTCTTCAAGGTTTACGCGGTACACAATGTCACCAAGTATATTGAAAGCAACAGGCCGAAAAGCGCGCGCGCTGTTTTCGTAGTCTTTTGCGTATGATTCGATAATCCAATACACCAGGCCGTCACAAGCTGGCGCGCTGTTTAATATGCGCGCCTTGTGATACTTAAGTGTGTCGTCGTCAACATAAAACGTGCGGCCGCGTAAATTGTGTTGCGCATCAGCTTTAGGTTTGATGTACATATTTTGGTATTTTCTCAAGTTCAACATTGTTTATCCCTCTTTATATATAAAAGCGCCCCTATGCGCTTGTGACTATTAAGCAATAAAACCTGGTATTGTGTCAAGAAAGTTTACATATACTTTAGTATTATATGCTTTGTGCATTGCACACAATATCGCGCTGTATAACTTTTGCGCTGTTCAATTTTTATACTGTTCAATTTTTGCGCTATATCGATTTGTATACAACGCTGTTCAATTTTTGACCTGATCATTTTTTGTACTGTACAAATTTTGACCTGTACAATTTTTGACCTGTACAAATTTTGCGCTATATCCGATCGAACATAACGCTGGTCAATTTTTGATCACCCACCGTGGGATAGTAAATAGACCCACCGTGGGATAGTAAATAACACCCCCACTATGGGATACGTTAAGTCAACCCACCGTGGGATACATTAAGGAAGCGGACGAACGATTGTCGATCGAGAAGATTTTGTTGCCAAATTATATTCGCGGATTCTTTTCAGAGCCATCGCCTGGAATCTTCGTGAAAAGCTGACGGGGAAGGTAAGTCTTGCTGATTTCTCTACTGTTTCAAAGTAGAAGAATCGCTTGCGGTATTGCGGTTCTTTCTTGACTGCATAGACAACAGCCTTGAAGTTTTCACTGCCTAAAGCATCTCGCTTGTAGATGCCAGGATGAAGCATCCCATAATCGCCACGACGAATGACTGGGAAATAAAGTGCCTTTTTTGGGTTCTTGATATTTCCCTTATATCCTTGTTCTGGAAATGCCTGTAAGTGCGAAAGCATCTGAGTTACTAGGCTCCCTCTTAAATCGCCATATCGATCTAAAAACTCTGTGTTTTGCATTGCTGGTACAAAGTAAGCGCTGCGACCAAATGCAGGAAACTTTCGGATCAATGCTTTTTCAAATCGCTTCTGAGCGCGACCGCCACCATAAATCTGTGGACGCAAATAAATTTCTGGATCAGTGCCTTTAGGCAAAAAGTCTTTTAGACCGATCTTTGCTCGCAATGTTTCCGGCGTTGACTTGTTATAAACGTACCCCGAATTGATCGTCATCGGTCTTGGATTGTTGAAGACTCGCTTGGCATGTTCCGCAAGGCGCTTCTTCGCATCAAACGCTGTGTCATTAAGCGCAGTCGACACCGCATACTTGAATAAGTAGGGGAACTTGTCGATCAGGGGCTTGGTGCTTGATGCGCTGATGTTGAACTTAACAGCCATACGACCTCCGTGGGATACATTAAGAATATTGTACCACCGTGGGATACGTTAATCGTCGTAGCCTTCGTGCATCTCTGACATGAGGTTCAGCTTCTCTACTTCGCTCAACACGCGGTATGTGAAGTTGGGATGGAACCAAGGGTTCTCCATCGGATGCCAGTCGTCTGACGAACCGTAAGGAGTCGCGCCAGGACGAACCTTGAACTGCACCTCTTCACCTTCAGCCCACCGGCTAACCACCCTAGCAAAAGACTGTCTGTGGCCTTCAGCTAACTCTGTCAAATCAGTCATCATGCTTCCTCCACTGTGAAAGTACATATAATGTGTACACACAAATTACGATGTAAATAACTAAGCCAGAAATGGCTAGGCTAACCGGCATACCTTAAAACCGTATCGCCAAACGCTTTCTCCGCAGCGGCCCACTTATCCTCGTCGCACCGATGCTCTTCTTCGCCATCGACCTCCATCAGAATCCACTCTTCAGGCTCAGTCTGGCTCGCCCTGTACTTTGCCCACTTCACATGATGCTCTATGTAACCATCTTCGCCATCATCTTCTAGCCAAGTGCCGGTGTAATAGTCAGCCATCTTCGACCTCCTGAATCCTTTGACCGATCCAACGCATTACTGGAACTGCCATCGAGTTTCCCATAGCTTTGTATCGATGTGAATCTGGAGCTTCCTGTTTGCTTCTCCACGGAATGTTTGTGTGATTATCCGGGAACCCCTGAAGTCTTTCTGCCTCTACAGGTGTCAACCTCCTGACTTCCGGCGGTTGTACAAAACATGGTTGACGCTGACCACCTTGCGCTGTATTGAGAGTGGGACTAACAGTGCTATGTATCCTAGGAACCCCGTCTTGCGATCTAGGCTCGAAACACAAGACATTCTCCTGCCCACCATTCAATCCTAATGCATGAGCTTTTTTACTGACAATTGGGTCTTGTGTTCCATGAACTACTGTATTGAAGCCATCTGCTATACTGTAGTCATGCATTGTTGTCTGCAATGTCGCAGCTATCTCTGATTCGATATTTCCTGCAAAGCATCGTAAAGAACTTTCGGTAGATTTTTGTTTCTTTTCTCTGCCCTTTTCAAAATCCCTTGTGCCGCACGACTGCTCAAATAGTACCGTGGATGGATCGCGCCAATCTCCTGAAGAACATCCGACAAGAAACACTCTTCTGCGTCGCTGTGGGACTCCGAAGTTTTGAGCGTCCAACACTCTCCATGCACAGCTATACCCGAGTTCAGCCAACGCCCCGACGATGGAACCAAAGTCCCGTCCTCCGTTTGATGACAAGACGCCAGGGACGTTTTCCCAGACTGTCCATCGAGGACGTAACTGGTCAACCATTCGCATATAAGTGAGCGCGAGATTTCCCCGATCATCTTCAAGCCCTCCTCGCATTCCTGCAATAGAGAACGACTGGCAGGGCGTTCCTCCGACCAAAACGTCAATTGCTCCTCTTTCATAACCCCACTCCTCAAACTTTGTCATATCGCCATGATTCTGCACATCAGGCCAATGTTGTTTTAAAACTTCAGACGGAAACTCATCAACCTCACTAAAGAATACCGGCTCCCAACCTAACGGCTCCCAAGCCATGCTTGCAGCTTCTACGACAGAGCAGACTGATCCGTATCTCACAAATTAACCTTTTCCGCTTTATAGTTATCAATACTTTTCCCGCTATAACGCGATGCGCTACCACGCTTCATGTATACCTGTTTACAAGCATCCTTTTGTGAAATCGCTTTGACAACAGTCACATACTTTCCGTCTTCAAACACGTTGTAATAATTCATCATAATTCTATCTCCCTACTTACAAAGAACCTGACCTCTGTATACCAACCTGGACTGGGTTTGTAAATAATATTTACATTGTCATTGACTAATTCCATCGTCTCATCGAGCCAGTACACGAACCGATTGTCATCTTTATGCGCCAGATGGAAGTACCAGTCGTCCCTCAACTCGCCAAGGGTAATCTCTTCGCCAACATGTGCATTCAGTGCCTTTATCATCGCCAGTACCGGCGTGTCGTATGTTCTTGCTGCTTGCTTCATATCTTCCTCAACTTTTAGTGGGTCTTAAAGACAGGAGTTGGTCGTAGGTTAAAGGGAGCATTAAGCTCCCTAACCTACTACTAACTACCTTTATAGACCCACTTAAAACATCTAAAAAAAAGGTAGTTGGTGGTATATATATATAGGGAAATCACCACCAACTACTTTTTTATTGACCACCGACTATTTTGATTCCCCACTCAGTTCCGCGCTTGGTGTAAACCGTTTCAAACTGGAAACTGTCCTTCACATAATCAACCATTGGCGAAACCATCTTCGTATCCCGAACGATGTCGATCAGTCGGAAAGGAACGACCCCGATTGGCGTTTTGGCTTGGCTGTTGGATTGAATGTACACATCATGTGTCGCTTTCCGAATCGTTTCAGCAACCTTGGCTTTCATTGCATCCAACTGCACCTCCTTTTGCAGTTCCTTCGCCACGGCCACGGCATCCTCGCTAAACTCTTCCCAGTCTAGGATCATGATGTCAGCCTGACCATTAGTGAAATTCACCGGCACACGATGCGCCTGACCCGCCCACTGTGGCGATTCATTCATCAAACGCCAACGATCCTTATCCCATCGCGCGACGGTCTTCTCAATGTCCTTCTCCCACTGCACATTGATCGACCAGTCGATGTTCCCGATCAACGCAGACGCTCCTCTGGCGGAACGACCTTCGGATGCCTTGCTTGTGTGATGCACGATCACGATACAGCCCGTTGGATGCAGATTCGGTACAAGATGATCCTCGATCTGCTTAATCAGCTTGGACGCCTCCTTATTGTCATTCTCCTCAAACGAAAACATGGTCGCCAAGGTATCAAACACCATCATCATTGGCGGATTCGGCAAACGCTGCATCCATTTACCCAAAGATTCCACCTGATGAGTTTCTAGCGCCTTCGTAGGAAGCGCATATAGGGCGTTTATCTTCGCTTTACCCTTGTATCCTAGATAAGCCTTTAAACGCGCCAGAATGTGTCCCTGTGCCTCCGAGAACAGCACCACATCGCCCGACTGCATGTCGTGATTCTGCCAGCGTGTATCGCCAACCATCATCGAAGTGATCACATCACAGATCAGATGCGATTTCCCTGAGTTGGACGGTCCAAACAACATGCCAATCGACCTAGCGGGTATCAGCCGATCCAGTGTCCACGTTGGCATTGTGATCTGCATGTCCCAGTCCTCTATGGGATACAGATTCTCCGGCTGTTCAGCCGCGTATTCTTCATATTCATTGACTCTTTCTAGTTCTTTGTCGAAGTCAAATACGTTCATTGATTAATCCCTTCTCTACCATTTCTGCGTGGGTCCAGAAGAAATCTCTGCCCATCGCAGTCACCCCATTCTTGTTGGCTCTTTTGATGACAGATACCGCTTGCGAGAACGTCGCCATGTCATCTTCTTCGCAGCCCTCTTCAGCCACTATGTCCAAGGCGATTAACGCCCATAGGTGCAACTGATACGGGACTGGGCTTTCCATCTTAAACTGATGGATCACTTCTTTCGTAAGTTTTTCATTCTTGACCAACCCGCGATTAGCGAGTTGTTTCATGATGTCTGAGTAGCTACATCCGGATCGACAGCCAAAGATGATCGGTAAGGTGTGTCCTGGGCGAATCCAGAATCTATCCGTTCCCCCGCATACCGGACACGGACCTTTTCTTTCCTGACTGCCGCCTTTGAGATTTAATGCCTCGCTGAAGGTTGAGGATGCGCTCGCCCACGACATTTCTGATATTGAGTTCACAAATGATTTCCCCTTTCGCGTCATAGCCGTCAAGTGGCCTAACACGATACATGCCCTTTGTCGTTTTTATAATACGGTGGGACCGACCTTCCGATCCCACCATAAACTCCAACTCCTCAAAAGCAGCTTCTAAGTCGTTGAATTGGGTCATATTAAAAGGGTATCGAGTCGTCTACATTTGTATCATCAGTGGGGGCCGGAGCCGGAGCCGGAGCCGCTTGAGCAGGGTTCGTGCCATACAGCTTTTGCCCTGCATCAACCTGATTCACCTCCTTCACCTTGAACGCCTTGATCTGGTTATAGCCACGATCATCAATAGTGATGTAGACCTCAACTTCCTTGTCGATCAGTTCAACAGGATTCCAAGGATCTTGGATTGAATTGTAACCGGCAGCGATGCATAGATTGCCCATTTGCTGAAACGCAATCTCAACCGTCTTCGGGTTGGTGTGCGTCATGTTGAAGTTGTGCCAGCACTTACGCGCCGCACTACCAACGGTTACTGTAAACTCGACGTTTAGCAGTTCACCATTGCCAGACTTCATGGCGCGACGTTCAAACGCGCTCATCTTGGCAACGTAGTTACCTTCTGGGATAGGTGAACGATCGACAGTTGCAGATTCAGTGTTCTGCGACACATATTGAGTTGCATCAAACATTACTTTTCTCCTTTTAATGCTTTGAGGAATGCATCGTATGAAAGCTCCATCTCTGATGGTAGCCCGTAACGATTCTTTGCCAACCATGCGGGGCGTTCCTCTGTGTAGAGGATACGTTCCCCAGTTCCGATCGCTCGTGTCCTCTGTCCGCCACGCGATTCGGATTTCATGGTTGATTTCTTATAGTTGGCGAAGAGTATCGCATCAGAATGTTCGCACACAAGGTCAGAAGCCTTTTGTTGCAACTTGATCTGATAGCGATCGAACGCATCCGTATCTGGCGACTTGAACTCACGAATGATCGAATGCCCAACCAGAATGGTCTGCATCGCCTTCATGTCACGCAGATAGTTCAGCCTATCTAAGAACTCACGCCAATACTTGAGTGCTTCGACATAGCCTCGTCCGTAGCCTGGTTGCTCAATGGTCTTGTAACCATTGGCATCACAAGTGTGCGACCAGATCAACGGCTCTAGCCAATCCAGTGAGTCCACCACTATGGTTTTGTAGTCGTGATCCTCTTTGATAAGGGCATCAAGTGAATCTCGCACTTCTGTGTATGATTTCGGGCATGGGAAAGCATCTGCTTCGATCTTGCCAAGTCCGTCCTCAATAGGGAGGAAGATAGGCTTCGGCGCTGCCGCCCCAAAAGTTGTTTTTCCAATTCCTGCCTGTCCATAGATCAATATCCTTGGCGGTTTCATTTTCCCGCCTTTGCTGACTTGAGATAAGTCCATCGTTTTCTCCTTAATGTAATTTGATTGATTCTTTGTTTTTTGTAAGCGTCTGCATGAAGCGGTGTAGATCATCCATATTTGAATAAGCGGCAATCACATAAGGATCATCAGCAACGCTTTCTGCGTATTCCAATCCTCCTTCTCCAAATCCTACTCTGTATCCCTGTCCAGAATCCGTTTCACAAATATATGCTGGGACTACCACTCCAACGCTATTTCTCAAATCTCCAGATTTATATTTCTTCTCTGACATGATTATTAGATAGCAAGATTTAGGGATATGATCCAAAACAATATCTGTGTTCATCGGATCAATAAATTTGAAGTCCATCATTTTCTCCTCGTTACATTTCTTCCCTAAGCCATCCACAGAATAGCTCCAGGTCAACATCGCATGTACACCGAAAGTCTTCGATGTCATACAGTTCAACGTGCAGCGGATACTGCACAATACAGCGCCAAGGTTGGCGGTCTGCTCGGTAAATGACGACAGGGCGCTTATGAACGCGCTTGGCTTGATCAACAGCCTGTCGCCACCAATTCTTTTTGCTTGAGGTTTCTATCGTGGCATAACGCTTCACCTCAATAGCCCAATCGTCTAACCCGATCAGGTCATGTCCGCCGAAGGCAGTCTGCGAATAGTTTCGCTTTAGCTCAATGCCAGTCAGGTCATAGATCGCTTTGATACATTCGCGCTCACCTGACGCGCCTTTAGTTCTGCTGTTTATCGGCATCTTTCTTCTTTCCAAATATCGGGTGCATTACTCACTGTCCTTTAGCCTGAACTCAAGGATCATCGCCTTGTCTTCTAGCTTATGCGCTTTTTCCATGTGTCGAAGCGCGTAATGTCTCAACATCTTGATGTACACTCTTTTAAGTTTCCTCAACACTTTCTCGCGTCTCATTGCCTTGCCTTCAGCTTTCCTTTGGTTTCAAGCTCGATCTGTGCTTGCCTGGCGAAAGGGATGCGGCCCTTCTCCTTCCACAAGTAGACCGTCTGTCGGCTAATCCCGAGCGAGTCAGCCATCGTTTTAATGCTGCCGTAATAGCTAATTGTTTCTTCAAGTGTCATACCACCTCCTATTGACAACTAACTTAACGCCCCTTAATCTGGGTGTCAACTAATTAGACAAAAGGGAAA